TACTAGAAAAGAGTTTCCATCAATCGGTTTAATAAATGTATGACTTGGAAAGATCAGGCACTTGCTCATGCAAAAGAAGAAGACCCCAAGGAATCCGTAGGGCTTATATTGAATATCAAAGGCAAAGAAACATATTTTCCTTGTAGAAATCTTGCTTTAACTTCTCATCAATGTTTTATTTTAGACCCAGAGGATTATGTAAAGGCTGACGAGGCGGGACAAATAACTGGGATAGTTCATAGCCACCCAACTACACCCGCAGCAGCTTCAGAGGCAGATAAAATAAGTTGTGAGAACAGCGGTTTGCCTTGGTATATTGTTAACCCAAAAACAGAAACGTGGGGTTTTTATAAACCTAGTGGATACAAAGCACCTATCATTGGTAGACCTTGGGTTTGGGGCGTGACAGATTGCTGGTCACTTGTAAGAGATTGGTACAAAGAGGAAATGAATATAAATTTAAGAGATTGGGAAAGACCTTTAACACCCGAGGATTTTATAAGAAATCCAATGTTTGAAAGTTGCGCTTGGAGAACTGGTTTTCGGGAACTTAGAAAGGAGGAGAAATTAGAAAAAGGTGACCTGCTTTTTATGTCTATTGGTTCAAATGGTTTGAATCATGTGGCAATTTTTTTAGGAGATATGGTTTTACATCACTTAGCAGATAGACTATCTTGTAAAGAACCCTACAACCCTTGGTTGTTAAAATGTACCGGCAAGAGGTTACGTTATGCGAAAAGTTAAATTATACGGAGAGTTGGCAGAGTTTGTAGGACATAAACAGTTTGACGTTGAAGTATCAACAACAGCACAGGCCGTATCCTTTCTAGTTAATAATTTTCCGCAAGTTGAGGCGCACATGGCTAACAGATATTACAAAGTTTTGGTTGATAAAGAGGAAGTTATTGCCGAGGAACTTCATTACCCAATAGGCCAATCTGATATTAAATTTGTACCTGTCGTTACTGGTGCTGGTGGTAATTTTGGAAAGGTTTTGTTAGGTGCAGCGCTGATAGGTTTTAGTTTAATGATGCCCGGCGGTGGTTTATTTGGAAATACGGCCTTTGGTGTTTTTGGTGGCCCCATTGCCAACGCTGGTTTATATGCCGGTATCGGTACTGCTGCAAGTGCCATTGGTGCTTCTTTAGTGCTAAGTGGTGTAAGTGGTATGTTATTTCCTGTACCAAAAATGCCTGAGTTTAGTTCTGAGCAAGACCCGCGTATATCTTTTAGTTTTAGTGGGACGCAGCAAACTAGCAGGGCGGGTACTCCTGTCCCTATTGTATATGGGGAAATTTTTACCGGGTCTGTTGTAATTTCTGGTGGCGTTGATACGGAGCAAGTACAGGTATGACCGACAAAAGAAAAATTATTCGTGGTTCTGGTGGTGGTAGAAGTTCCCCACCACCCCCAAGGCAACCGACAAGGACACCAGATACACTGCACAGCAAGCAGTTTGCTACTTTTTTAGACCTAGTTTCTGAAGGAGAAATAGAGGGTTCAGCGAGTGCATCAAAAGAAGGTATTACAGACCGTACTTCAACGGCATATACAAATGCATATTTAAAAGACGTATTTTTAAACGATACACCTATTTTAAAATCAACGGCTAGTTCTAGTAGTCCAGCAACAACTGATTTTAACTTTCAAGACGTAACTTTTACACCGCGTTTTGGTACAGCAGATCAAACAAAAATTGATGGTATTGAAAGTTCTTCTTCTATAACCCCAGTAGGTGTAACGGTTACTGCTGCAACACCAGTTACCAGACAAATAACAAATACAAATGTTGACCGGGTAAAGGTCACAATATCATTCCCGCAAATACAAAAAGCAACTACCGAAGGCGATTTGCTTGGTTCTACAGTGCAATTTAAAATCAGTGTTCAATACAATAGTGGTGGTTTTACTGATGTTCATACTGATACCGTTACAGGAAGAACAGCAGATACTTATCAAAAAGATTTTTCAGTTGCCCTTACTGGTAGTTTTCCAGTTGATATAAGGGTTTCAAGGATTACTGCGGATAGTACAGATACTTCTTTGATCGACTCTTTCCAATGGACAAGTTTTGCAGAAATTATTGATGATGCAAGTACGTACGCAAATTCTGCCTACAACGCTATACGTCTTGATTCACAGCAGTTTAGTTCAATTCCATCGAGAAAGTTTAGAATCAGGGGAATTAAGGTAAGGATTCCGGGTGCTGGTGCATCTGGTTCTGGTACGCCGACAGTAGACACCAATACCGGGAGAATAGTTTATCCAGATGGCTATATTTTTAATGGTGTAATGGGTGCTGCTGTTTGGACTTCATGCCCCTCTATGGTGTTGCTCGATTTGTTAACAGATACACGGTATGGTTTTGGAGATCATGTTTCAGACAGCACTTTAGATTTATTTTCTTTTGTAACGGCGTCGAAATACGCAAATACCCTTGTTGATGATGGTTTTGGGGGACAAGAGGCAAGATTTTCTTGCAACGTAAATATTCAAACCGCTAGTGAGGCTTTTGATCTTATAAATGAACTTGCCGGTGTTATGCGGTGTATGCCGATTTGGTCGGCGGGTACGATTACAATTACACAGGATTCTCCGAAAGATGCAAGTTATTTGTTCAATTTAAGTAATGTAACTGACGATGGTTTTAGTTATTCTGGAAGTAGTTTAAAACAAAGACATAGCGTTGTTTCTGTCTCATATTTCAATATGGACAGCCAAGAGATTGATTACGAGGTAGTCGAGGACGCAACAGCTATAACAAAACTCGGTACGATAGTGAAACAGGTAAAGGCTTTCGCTTGTACGTCCAGAGGGCAAGCAGCGCGTCTTGGAAGGGCGATTCTTTTTGCGGAACAGAATGAAAGTGAAATTGTAAGTTTTTCTACTTCGATTGATGGAGGTGTGATTGTAAGACCGGGTTCAATAATTGAAATCAATGACCCAGTTAGAGCAGGGTTAAGGCGTGGAGGTAGATTAAAAACAGTTACTTCGACAACAGTTGTTACTGTAGATGATACTGAGGCTACTGATTTTGCCGTAGATTCTTCAGGTAATCCAGTTGGGGACGCTACATTATCGGTCATTTTACCTGATGGAACGGTTGAAAGTAGAACAATTTCTAGTGTTTCAAACGGTACGGTTACTGTAAGTTCTGCTTTTTCTCAAACACCTAACGTAAACACAATCTGGGTTATCTCAAACGTAACAGTAGAATCTCAAAAATTTAGAGTCATAACTATTGAGGAGCAAGACGGTATAAACTATGCAATTACCGCTTTGTCGTACGTCCCCGGTAAATATGATTTTATTGAAGATGGCTCGGCGTTACCAGCAAGAAATGTTTCTGTTCTTAATGAATTATCAAATCCACCTACCGGGCTAGTAGCTGTCGAAAAGATCGTTCCGATTAATAATCAAGCCGTATCAAAAATTATCATAAGTTGGCAACCGATTGTAGGGGTTATTGAATATCAGGTAAATTATCGTTTTGAAAATGGAAACTATGTAACAGAAAGGGTATCAAGGCCGGACTTTGAAATAATTAATAGTCAAAAAGGTACTTATGAAATACAAATTTTTAGCTACAACGTACAAGCACAACTTTCTGCAACATCTACTGATTTAACATTTGAAGCTGTAGGTAAAACTGCATTGCCACAGGACGTAACAGGACTTCTTGTAGAGCCTGTTTCAGATCAGTTTATTAGGCTTCGTTTTGATAAAGCCACAGATATTGACGTAACCCACGGTGGAAACGTGGTCGTGAGGCATAGCAATCTTACCGATGGTACTGGAACATTTACAAACTCTGTTGATATTATTCCCGCCTTGCCCGGTATGGTTTCTGAAACTTTGGTACCGGCTTTAGATGGAGAGTATATTTTAAAATTTCGCGATGATGGGGGACGTTTAAGTAGCGGAGAAACTTCCGTTGTTGTTTCAACACCCGACCCACAGCCAAAGTTAATTGTTTTTTCAGATAGAGAAGATACAGACAGCCCACCGTTTGCCGGCACAAAAGTTGATTGTTTTTTCTCTGATGACGTTAATGGTTTAGTTCTTGGTTCACTTGATGAATTAGATGGTGTAGCAGATTTCGATTCTATTGCCGATTTTGATTTCTTGGGCGCAGTTGACATTACTGGGGGTAGCTATGAATTTGCAAATAAATTAGACCTCGGTTCAAAACAACCCCTACGTTTAAAACGCCATTTTGTAACACAAGGTTTTTATCCAAATGACCTGATTGATAAAAGAACTGCAAATATAGATTCTTGGACAGATTTCGATGGAGCCACCGCATTCGATGTTAACGCCAAACTCTTAGTAGCAACTACAGATTCTGACCCTGACGCTACATCATCAGCTACTTATTCACAATCTGGGACAACAATTACAATTACAAAAAATTCTCACGGTTTTGCAATAGGTAGTTTTATAGAAATCACTTTTACAAGTGGCAGCGGTGTAAACGGTAATTATGAAATCATTACAAAGACCACAAATACTTTTACAATAACCGCCGCGGCAAGTCAATCCACAAGTGGTAACTGTACTTTAAGTTCTGAATTTTCTGCGTTTAATACTTTTGCAAATGGTACTTTTATTGCTAGAGGTTTCAAATTTAGGTGTGAAATGGACTCGGACGACCCAGCGCAAAGTATTGAAATAGATCAACTTGGATATACAGCAGAGTTGGAAAGAAGAACAGAAACAGTAAATACTGCTATAGCTTCTACAACTTCCACAAAATCTGTAACTTTTGCAAATTCATTCTTTACCGGGGCAAGTGGTACAAGTGTCTCTGCTGGCTCTGCTTTGCCTACTATTGGTATAACAATCGAAAACATGACCGCCGGGGACGAGTTTTTCTTGTCCAATATCTCTGCAACAGGCTTTGATATTGACATAAAAAATGGTGGAAGTAATGTAAATAGAAATTTCAAATATACTGCTATTGGTTTTGGGCGTGGTAGTTAGGTATTATTTGGTATATACTGAAATAAATTTTTGAAGTAGGAAATGGCTACCCACGATTACGTTATTGACAATAGTACTGGCGCGAACGTGAGATCAGACTTGAATAATGTGTTGCAAGCAATATTAACGAACAATAGTTCTGGTTCTGCTCCTAGTACAACGGCTGCATATATGTTGTGGGCTGATACGAGCAACAATTTATTAAAGATGCGTAATTCAGCAGATGATGGCTGGATTGACTTAAGAACACTTACTGGTGGTATTACGACAACTGCTGATGCAACAATAAATTCTGTAACTGTAGGTAAAGGTGCAAACTCTGTTGCTGGTAACACTGTTCTTGGAGAAAGTGCTTTAGATGCTTCTGTTCTTTCTGGTGGAAATAATACTGCTATTGGTAAAGATGCTCTTACAGCTTTAACTTCTGGATCAAGTAATACTGTTGTAGGAGCAAGTGCTGGAGATGCTATCACAACGGGAGTTCATAATATTGCTATTGGTAGAGGTGCTTCAGGTGTTCTGACAACTGGTGGATATAATGTTGCCATTGGAGATTTTGCTTTAGATGCAAACGAAACTGCAAGTAGTAATACTGCTGTAGGCTATGCCACTTTAACAGCAAACACAACTGGAACAGATAATGTAGCTATTGGTGATAGTGCGTTAGATGCAAATACAACCGCATCTAATAATACTGCGGTGGGTAAATCAGCATTAGGAGCAAACACAACTGGAAGTCCTAATGATGCTTTTGGAGCCAATGCTTTAGACGCTAATAGTACTGGAGCTGGTAATTCAGCTTTTGGTAAAGATTCTTTAACGACTAATACGACAGGTAGTGCTAACGCAGCTTTTGGTAAGGAAGCTATGAAATTTAATACAACAGGTGGTCAAAATGTTGCTATTGGTGGTAATGCTTTAAAACAAAATACCACAGCTAGTAACAATGTTGCTGTGGGATATTTTTCTTTAAACGCAAACACAACTGGTACAAATTTAGCTGCTGTTGGTGCTTTTTGTTTAGACGCAAATACTACAGGAACTAACCAAACTGGAATGGGTTATAACTGTTTGTCAAATCACACTACAGGATCTAATACTACTGGATATGGATTTTCTGCTGGATTTTCAAACACAACAGGAATAATAACTGCCGTAGGTTCACAAGCACTGTATAGTAATGAAACTGGAAATAATAACACGGCTGTTGGTCTTTCTGCTCTTTTTAACAATACTGTCAGCAACAACACTGCTGTAGGACATCAATGTATGTATTCACATACAACTGGGGTTCAAAATACAGCAATGGGTGGTTTTGCCTTAGATGCCAGCACAAGCGCAGCTTATAGTGCGGCTTTTGGTTATCACGCTCTAGGAAGTACAACAACTGGAAATTACAATGCTGGATTTGGTTCTTATGCTTTATATTTAAACACAACAGGAGAATCTAATACTGCTGTAGGTAGTAACGCTTTGTATAACAACACTACCGCATCAAGTAACACTGCTGTTGGGTCAGGGTGTTTAGCAAATAACACAACTGCTTCAAATAATACTGCCGTGGGAAAATCAGCTATGGCATTAACCACAACTGGAGCAAATAACGTGGCTGTTGGAGCTAATGCTTTAGATTCAAATACAACTGGTGGTTCGAACGTGGCCGTAGGTAATTTAGCTTTAGATGCTAATACGACAGCAGGTGCCAATACAGCCATAGGACAAGAAGCTTTAGAGCAAAATACGACAGGGCAGTTGAATACAGCTATAGGAGCTAATGCTCTTGATGATAATACAACAGCAAGTTTCAACACTGCGATTGGATATGCAGCTTTAGGAGCAAACACAACTGGATCAGAAAATACTGCTGTGGGATTACAAGCTTTAGATGCAAACACAACAGGGTCTAATAATGTTGCTATGGGTGTTAATGCTTTAACAGCAAATACTATCGCCAATGCCAATACTTCTATTGGTTATTCAACTCTTTTAGCTAACGTCAATGGTGGAAGTAACACTGCTATTGGCTATAACGCTGGATATGGTGCAAGTGCAAATGGTAATGTTTCTGGAGATAATAATACATTTATTGGTTTTAATGCGGTTGGAACTTCAACTTCAGCAAGTAATGTCATTACACTTGGCAATAGTTCAATAAGTACTATACGTTGTGCGGCAACAAGTATTACGGCTTTATCTGACGAACGAGATAAAAAAGATATTTTTAATTTAACTGCTGGTCTAGAATTTTTAAATAAACTACGCCCTGTATCATTTACTTGGAATACAAGAGATAAAGCAAAAGTTGATATAGAGGATAATGGATTTATTGCTCAAGAATTGATTTCAGTTCAAGAGGAAACAGGAATCACAATACCAAATTTAATAAATGCAGATAATCCTGATAAATTAGAGGCTGCTTATGGAACTTTAATACCTGTTCTTGTAAATGCAATAAAAGAGTTATCAACTAAAGTCACAGCCCTTGAAGAAGGGTAAACTAAAAGTAACCTAATTTTTTATTATGGAAGAAAGAACCGCAGATGAAATTGCAGCAATCTTTTCTGCTGCTGGTGATAGCGTAACTGTTATCGGTACTGCTCAAGAATCAGATGAAACTGATGCTGATTTTAAAGACAAGATCAAGCGTAATGTACAGCATCTTGAACTTATCAAGGACTACAAGAAAACTGATGGAACGACTTCTATCTGGACATCTGAATCATTCACAGACATAGATGCAGCTATTGTTGCTGGTAAAAAACTTTATTAAATTATGAATCTCAAAGAAAAACTACAACAACTTGCTATTGAAAGGCAAAATTTAACTGTTGCTTTATACGAAGTTAGCGGTGCAATGAAGATTCTCGAACAGCAGATTCTTGAAACTGAACCCGAATCAGCCCAGCCATCAGATACAAAGGCATCAAGCCAAGAATCAGAAAAAGTGTCATCAAAGTCAAAGGCATAGCCAATTTAGCCAAAATTTCTTTAATCATGTTTCAGAAAATCGCAAACGCTTTAAGTATCGTATCTTTCATAATGGTAGCTTCAATGAGTGGTACAGCCTATTTCGGTTACAGGTATGTAACATCAGAACAGTTTAAAACTAGGGTTATGAATGAAATTTTAGGTAACGTGCAAGGACTGATGCCAAAAGTTTTGGAAAACTCAATGCCAAAAACTACAGCGCCGTTTCCTTTGCCAACAAAATAAATGGAAGTTCCTGAGATTGTAATACCTCAGATAAAAACAATCGAACTACCTACAATCCCAACCATAGAGGGAAATCCATACCAAGTACTTAATGTACCTTTGCCAAATATTAATTTACCCGGGTGCGTCAAAACACATAGAGATAGTTCAGTAAAAAATACAGCGATAATAGAAGATGACCCCGGCGGTGCTTACTTTAGTTGCCCTACCGGGGAGTTGCCATCTTATACGCCGATTGATTACAACCCTCGAGAACTGACGATTGTAGAAGAAAAAAAGGAAGAAAAAATTAATACAGATACACCGAAACCACCGGAGCAAAAACAGCCAGAAATACCAAAAAAAGAAAAAGAAAAAATTGTTATACCAGATTGCCCCGGCCCTAAAGATCAAAGAATTAAAGATTTTCGCAACGAATCTAGGCTAGAACGAGTTATTGGCCATAAAAGGGGCGATGATGGGATTGAATGCATTACCCTCTATGAGAACGTCCCTTTCAAAGATCAATTCCGGAAATTTCTGTTATTGTATCTACTGCTGTTATTGGCTTGGTCGCTGCCAGTAGTCCATTATTACTTAACCTCGTGAAACCTCTGGTTAAAAATCTGGTAAAAAAATTAACTAAGAAAAAAGACAAATCTACTTAATCTTGATTTCGTGAGTGTGTGGTAATACCTGATTGGCTTTTGGCACTAAATAAACATCTTTGCAAATATTAAAAAATACGCTGTCCTTTGCTATTAAGATACCCTCCTGTTTTAATTTTCCACATTCTTTTATGCGGGCTATATTCCAATCAAGTTGTTTGTTTTTAAGTACCTGTTCTTGTATTGCTATCTGAGTTTGGGCGGCGTTTTTACATTCTTTCTGTAGCTGCCTATCTAATGGGATTGTGAAAGTTAGGCTGATTCCTGTATTAAGTGCATAACTGTCTTTGTTTGTACCTGAGTAGTTTTGTTGATAATACAAAATTTTACCGGGGTTATCTGGCGTACCGTCCCCAATGGGGTCGCCATTATCGTCAAAGTCTCCCACTAAATCAGTTGGGTCATATACTGGCGTGTCATAAGTGTGGTTAAAAGGTTTTCTATAATTTACCCCGAAAGTAGAAAATGGAGAGATTGCAAGCTGTGGACCTTGGCATATAATCCCACCGCCGTAATGGTTGGTTATTACATTACCTTGGTTCATTTGTATTGCCTGATTCGTGACCGAGCCATTATTGCTTTGGCTAACTGCATTTGCCAAAACTGAACTTGGATTAAAGGTTATTGCGAGAACACAGAGGTACTTGTAACAACGCTTTCTGATTCTATCTGTCTGGTAATTGTAGTGACGTTTTGTAGACCGGGTCCATGGTAGCTTTCTGAAAACTGAAAGGCCGCCCCAGAGGTCGTATCTGTTAGAGTCCAGTTTGGCTTGGTTGTTAAGTCTGCGCCTGTCCATGTATAAGTTACCCCGCCCGAAGAACCGTTAACCGTTGTTGCATCTGGCGACATATCCCCACCAGAATTTGTGATTCCTGTACCCGATACTGTGTATTCGTAACCAGTTTTATAATCCTTTGATGTAATCGTTTCTGTGATGCTAGTAGTTGTATTCGTGGTGCTTGACATAGTCCCGGTAACGAAGTTGGGGACAACTGGCTGACTATACGCGGGTAAAACATAAAAAAATATTAACAACCAAAACTTTTTCATTTACCATTAATCGACACTCAAAGTACTCACATATTGGCCAGTAATTGTAGAACCGGGGTCGCCGCCACTTATGGTAATAACGTGGTTGTCTATTGTCGCACCCCCTGAGCCTATTGCCCCGGCTGCTGTAGATGTAAGGTCAGAAAAGTTAGAAACAGCCCCTGTGGTTGGCGCTGAAGTGGGAACTGCGTCCCCCTCTAAATATGAAACTGTATATTGAAAACTTTCGCCGTTGGTCAG